TAACTTAATTTCAGTTGTCTTATCGTCAACTTGTTTAATTAAATCACTTAATTCAGTTTTAACTTTATTAAGGTTCTCGTTGATATAAACTTTAAGATGTTCAGGATTAGAAATATTGTTAATAAATTCCTTAAGTACTGATTTTTGACGGTCACTTAATGTTGAATATTTACTATTAAATTTCTCAATTAACATTCTATATGCTAAGATACGTACATTTTTATCTTCTTTAGATAAAACTTGTGATACTTCTGATTCTGTATTTTCAACTAATGTTTTCTTAGTGATATGTTCCATTAAGGTAAGTTTATTAAGCACTAATTGTTTAGGCTCAACAAACTTGTTTTCCATAGCTGATTCAAATAATGTATAAGCAGCAGCTAACGCTTTATAGTTGTTAACTTTAGCTTTAAAGAAACTTTCAAGGTTATAATGTTTCTTAATCTCTTTGATTAAGCTATATTTTTCCTTAAGTAATGTTTCTTTGTTTAATTTTTTAGCTAGATCAGTAGTTGTATTAATTAATGCTTCAGCCTTACCCTCACTTAAACGTGGGGCAGTTAGTATAGTATGATAAAGCTTATGTTCTTTAGCTATTTCGCTATTGTGGTAATATTTTTTTACAATTTTTACCGCTTTTGATTCAGCATTAGCTAACGTATCAGATGCTATTTGACGCACTAATAGCTCAAATAGAACACCTGTGTTACGAAATTTGTTATGTTTAATACGCATAGTTTAGTATAATGATACTACTTATAAATATGTAGTTTATTTAATTTCATCGCGAATATTGTTCTCATCTAACATACCATTTTCAAATAATGTTGTCTTACGATTAACTGGTAGTTTTTCAAACATTGCTTTGTTTTTTAAAAATGTTTCTAATGCTAGTGGTGAACCGCCTTTCCATTGTGTTTTAGCTAAGCTATCTTCTTCATCAGCACCAGCTGTATTGTAAGTTTTAACACCAATACGATCTTTACCAAATGCATTGTCTTGTCTATTAATATTAGATGCTGATGCTTTAGGACGGCCTACTAAATGTACTGGTTCATTTGGATTCTTTTCATTATATCCTGTTGGAACAGCACCATCACCTCTACCTTTACCATAAGCTGTAGCTAATTGAGATGGTGTACCATATACCTGACCAGAATCAGCTGGATCATTACCTTCTTCTTCAATTTGATTTAATCTAAACTTACGTTTCTTGTCTTCAATAATTAAATCACGGTATTCATCATATTGATCTTCACTGAAGTGGAATAAGTTATCATAGATCCAATCAGTTGGTAATAAACTATTTTCCATGATCTGAGAAGCTAAGTCAACTTTTTCTTTCATTAAGTTAACACGTTCTTGATCGTAAATGATTGATGGTGTTGTTAATGATAATTCAAAATTGGTTAATGATTCACCATCATATCCTTGAGTATATAAGTGTACTAATGCAATTTTAGTTAATTCTGATAGTAATATACGTTGAATACGTTCAACTGTACGAGCAAATCTAATATCTTCAGCAGCTAATGTCGCTTTACCAGTTAAATCTTTTTCATAACCCATAAATGCTTTAGGTATCTTAAGAGCTGCGAATAATTTATCTCTTAAGTAAGCAACGTCTTCAATACCATTATATTCTAAACCTTTCGCTGTATCAATACGTGTTGATTGGTCATTGCCTCTTACAGGAATGTAAAAGTCTTCCATCATGTTCATCATATTGTACTTAAGGTTATATTGTCCTGTTTGTGGGTCAATATAAGGTACTTTTTTAAGCTTTTGTACTGTTTTCTGCATAAATGCTTCTACCTCATTTGGAGGAATAGCACCTACGTTCATATAGAAAATACGTTTTTCAGGAGCGCGAACAATTCTATGAATTAACATCGCATCTTCCATTAAAACCATTTGTTTAAATATCTTACGACCTGGTTCTAAGTAACTTCTACCATAAGGTAAATAGTTAACATCACTTATTAGTCTAAAGTGAGCCATTTCGTAGTTTTCAAAGTAAATATCTGATGTAGCAGTACCTAAAGCGTATTGTGTTTGTGGTGTTGTGATACCAGATACTGATGTTGGGTCATATTTAAATCTTACATAAGTAGGATTTTTAATATCTGTACCTTCCTCACGTATAATTGAATAAGCTGAGAATGGTATTACATTATACACACCAAATTTTTCAGCTATTTCTAATTTAAGATAAAAATCACCATACTTACACATGTTACGAGACCAACTCCATAAGTTGAATTCGATATTTAACACATCATAGAATAGGTTGTATAATATCTTTTGAATATTTTCATCCGCTGAACGAATATGGAGCATTTCTCCATGTTCATTTTTTAAGGTACACTCATCAGCTATAATATCAAGTGCTGATGCTACAATAGCGTCAGTATCCATTGCTTCATAGTCTGTATAGAGTTGTACTCTTAGTGTTTGGTAGTTGTAAACGTTGTTTACATTATATATACCAGCACCAGATGTGGTATAAATTTTAGTAAATCGATCTACAAGCGCATTAGTCTGTAAAGTACCTAATGATTGTATACGATCTGTGTCAATTACTCTCAATTCATCGCCACCAACGTTGCGAATAACGACGTCTGAAGAGAATAACCGTTTTAAATTGTCAAATAATCCCATAATATATTGATATGTTATAAATATTTATTTATATTAACCAGCTGATGTCTTCCATACCGCCTCTGCCATCATCCATTTTCCAAGGATTGTCAGGGGTTGGATTGTGTGGTGAGTAAAAGCTACTTGCCCCGGTATTATACGAAATTCTTCCTATACCTCCAAGTGAAGCACGAGTTAAATCCATACCTGTTTGAGAGAATTTTAAAGCAGTGTCACGTAGAAACATACCAATACCAAAAGCCATTATTAAGTCATCATTGTATCCATCATTAGCTTGTGCTTTACCATTTTTCCATACAAAGGTTCTTAATTCTTCTAATGATCGGCGTGATTGGATAATACAAGCTCTATCACGCATATAAGCTTCTAATTTAGCAATTACAAGTGGTCTAGTTTTTGTTGAGTTAGTAAAACCAGGTACTAAATTACTATCATTTCGACTTAAGAAATTATCCATTGTGATGTTAGCTGTATCTGATTTAGATGAGTAATACATGTTTTGGTACCCTCTATCTATAACTGTTTGGATTGTATCCCATCCTATATTAGCATTTTCAATTACTAATAAAGCGTTATTCCATTCAGTAGCTATTGATACTAATAGATGACCATAGTCACGAGTACCAATTTGTCCTTTATATTCTTCTACTTGTTTAGCTTCAGCTATATCAATAACATGACAAGCAGAATAGTCTTTACCATCACCTCGAGCAACGTCAGCCACTACTATATATTGTTTAGTGTAGTCAGGATATTCCCAACGCCATAAATTACCATCAAATCCACCTTTAGCTATTGGATCAGATTGGTATGTTTGAATATACCAATTTAAAATATCAGGTTCAACTACTGTATCACCTGAAGTAGTAAAGTCACAATCACATTCTTGAGCGGCGTTTCTAATTCCTAGAATAGCATCTTGTTCATCTCTCCATTTTTGAGATCGTTCAGGGTGTACAGTCCAAGGTAATTTGATAGATACAAATCCATTTTTACCTTCTTCACCTCCAATAAATGTTCTATGGAACCAGTTACCTGTACCAAATGGAGTTGAAATGGCAATACATTGACCTCCTGTAGCCAAGGTTTGTTGAGCAGAAGCGAAAATCTCATCAATACCTTCAATAAACGCTGCCTCATCTAGTAACAGTAATGACACGGCTTCAGATCTACCTGCATCGCCTGTCGCTCCAATTGCTTTAATTTGAGATCCGTTACTTAATTTTAGACTTAATTTATTATTTTCTATAGCTTTTAGTTGTAACCAACTTGGTAAGTTATCATAAGCAAATTTTACTTTAGTAACCATGTTTTTAGCAGTTTCCTGCTTAGTAGCGATACAAAGTACGTTTTTATCTTTATTAAATAACATTAACCAAAGTGAATAAGCTGAAGATAGAGTAGATATACCTAACTGTCTTGACTTATTTACAATACTATATTTATTCTTTTTAAATTGATGTAATACACCTTCCTGAAATGGATATAGATTAAATTGAATTCTGCCGCGTTGTGGGTGTTGAATCCAATAATATTTTCTCATAAAATAAACAGGATCAGTTGCACATTTAATATACTCCTGTTTAATTATCTCTTTAATATTCTGTTGATCACTCATGTAACTGTTTATATATAAATATATAAAGAAAACCCGACCTTACAGGGTCGGGTTCAGAGCTATAATACTGAGACTATAGCGGGGCTTATTTTGATTTTTGTCTTAAATATTCTATCACATCATCAATTACACCGCCATTAGGAGCACAATCAAAATTATTAAAAATTAATTCCATTCCTAAAGCTACTTTATTTGCGTCACTAGCAGGTATATTAATTATACTATTATAAAGAGACTCGTGACTATTAACTTTTAAAAGTTTTTTAAGTTTAATATCAGCTTTATTAGCAACATTAGCTAACTCTTGCATTCTTTCAATTTCGTTCATTTTAGTTTTATTTTATTTTACTAACATTAGATATACTAAACCACCAGCTACTAAGCCAGCGCCAATTTTAACAAATTTGTTTTTGGTTTTAAGTTTAGCATTTTCTAACTGTAATGTATTATATTGGAATTTCCAATCTTTAATTTGTGTTTGTTGATTAGCAACCATGTTCTTATAGGTATTTTCCTTAGAAACATACTTAGCAATAACACTATCTTTAACAGTTACTTTTTCTTCTAATGTTGCTATTGAACTATCTTTTAGTACAATAATTTGTTTAGCACCATCTAATTCTACTAAATCCTTAGCAGCGCTAACTAATACTGGTTGTGCTACTAATAATGGGTTACTGATTGTATCTGTTGGGTAACGATTGTTAAATGATGTTACTAATTCAGGATCAGAATAAGCATCAATACTATTTTTTTCTATTTCAATATACTCAACAATAGTTTTAACTTTAGCCTTTTGATGATCTAGTTTGTATTGTAATTCAACAGCTACAATGTCTAAAGAATCAATTTCAGCATCATCTTTAGCAATTTCTAATTGCATACTATCAACAGCATGTACTAAACTGTCTTGTTTTGTTTTAAATTCTTCTGTTAAACCAATATTTGATACTTTATCAAATACGAGCCATAACAAAATTAAAATTAAAATAATAGGTAAAATATATTTTTTCATAGTTTAAATTTCTTCTTCATCATCAATATTAATAGGTTCATCATCAATTCCTAAAGCTTTTAATTCATCATCATCACTCTTCTTCTTTTTACCTGCTACTGTAGGCATTGTTGGTTCATCTAATGCTTTAAGAAGTTGTTTAAGAACATTCTTAGTGTTTGTAGGTGTAAATTTATATTTATCAAGATCATTTAACACTTTAACATATGCTGCTTGATCTTCTGATTTCAAATCTTTAAGTACATCTACAAGTTGTTGAATTAATTCTGGTAGTGCTTCTTTAGCTGCTTCTTTTGATTTGATATTAGCGGCTTTAAAATCAGCACTTGACATACCTCCATCTTCAGCTTCTTTAACTACACGACCTGTTTTCATAGTTGATGTAGCATATTTCTTAATAATCTTATCAATTAAAGCTGAGTGGTTATTAAAGAATTCTCCTACTTTAGAATTTAAAGGAGCAGATTTTGGTAATTTAAGTTTAGCTAAATCTTTCTCTGATGGGCCTTCTTCATCATCTTTGCCCATTGCTTTTGTACCTTTAAGCTTTGATTTACCAATAAATAAATCCTCAGCATCACCATAATCACCAAAAAATCCACCTTCTTCTTCTTCAGGTGCTGAAGCAGATTTAACAGTGGTTGCTTGTAATAATTGATTACGAATATCAGGAGTAAAAGACCAGTTAACACCAGGGGCAGCATTTTTTTCAATGTCGCTCTTTAGTAATTCAACTTCCATTGGATTAATATTTTCATCACTTGCTTTCTTAACAAAGTAGTTGATTACTTGTTGTTTACGATCTAACTTATAACCAGTTGGATTTTTAATTCTATCCTTAATTTGTGGAAAGTTTGAATTAAGTTTATATTTTTCTTTAGCGATACGCGCCATTTCCTTTACAGGAACTTTAATTTTGAGTTTCGCCTCAGTAATAAATTTTTTAAGATCAAAATTATCTGCCATGATTAATTGTTATATGTTAATAAATATTTTAAAGTATATTGTCTAATATAGTTTTCATACGATCCGCTGTAGAACCGCTTAAAACTATCATTTTTTTAGGTGGATGCAATGTAAGTAAACGTAAAATTTCTTGATTCACATTAGCTCTATATTCAAGATCTGTTTCTCTAACACCATTATCTTCCATATTAGTACCAACAGGATCAATATAAAATACAACATCATATTGGTCTTTCAATGTCATAGCTGTGTTAACTAATGACGATTTAAAACCACTATCTATTGATTTAGCCAACATTGTAAACGCTGATACATCCCATATTGTACGGTCTGTTATAACGTCTTTATGTAGTAATTCACTAGCACGTTCAGCTAAAAATATTATCTGACCATTAACTGTTGAATCAGTATTTAAAGGAATACCTAAATCTTTTAAGTATTTGCTACGTTCTGTAGCTATTTTATATTTTTTAAACAAGTCTAATTCAGATAACGCTTTAACTAGCGTTGTTTTACCTACTGACATTGTTCCGCATAATCCTATCTTCATGTGTTCTATTTGATATAAATATTAAGTTAGAGACGTGTATCGTATTTTGGGTCCTTAGCTGGTGGTACACCATTTGTGTCACGTTTACGATCCATAAACTCGTCCTTAGTGTATTGAATACCAAATAACCAATATTCTTTTTTACCATCTGGATGTACAACAGCTGGTTCTTCCCAGTTATGCAATTTACCGTCTAAATAGTGAACGATTCTACCATCAACTGATTTCAATCGTTTAACACCTGATATTTCTTTAGCCATATTATTTTATTTTATTAAATATAATTAATTAGTTGAGGTTAAGTCTACAAGATGACTGTGTTGAATTAACTTTTCAGCGACATAAATACCATGTGCACCTGATACTGTAATACCACGAGCACTTAAAGCATCACCTACAAAGTACACATTTGGATAAGTTGTTAATGATAAGTTATGGTAATTAACTAATGGTTCAGGACTTAAATATTTCACTTCAGGAATATACATTCCCCAATCATATCCAAAATCAAATACTTTTTTCATATCAGCAATAAAGTTAATAACATAATCAGCGTATTCACCCATTGCTTCTTTAAATGTATGTAAAGTAGTAACTTGATGTGACATTACATCTGTACCTTCAGATGTTTTACTTACAGTTCTAGAAGGACTGTAATATAATCCTTTACCATCTACTTGTAATTTTTGTACTACATCTCTACTCCACTTAAATGGATCTTCAATACCCTTAATTTCCATTAGGATACCAAAATTAGTCATGTTGTTTCTGAATTCTTCCCCTTTCTTAGCGTGACCATTGTAACTAACATCACCGTATGTTTCCTCTACTGCTACATAAGCAGCATTGTTGTTAGTACAGAATGATCTTAAAGATACATTATCAAATTTCTGGTATAATTTAAAGTCATAACTAATATCAATTAGTTTTTGGAAATATTTTTGTGGTGCTTCAAATCGAACACCAATCTGTACTGATTTAGGTTCAGTTGGTAATTTATAGTCATCAGCTAACTGTTGAGCAAAATCAATACCTGATTTGCCTACTGCAAATATTAATTCGTCATATTCAATAGTATAATTAGCATCCTTTTTTATATTTAAACATACTACTTGTTGATAGTGAAAATCAATATTTTCTACTGGCGTATTCCAAACAAATTTAACACCTTTATCTAACAAATATTGATACCATGTTTTAGCAATCTCATGTAAGAAATTTGAACCAATGTGCCATACAGGAAACATTCTCAAACCAAAATATGGTTTAATAAATTCTGGTTCTTCCTGTGGATCAGACATAAATATTTCTTCTGGTTTAGGGTGGAAACGAGTAAAATTATCTACTACTTGTTTCATCAATTCCATTGCTTTTTCTTCACCGCAATATTTAGCTAATTGACCACCAATTGAAGTATGATAAGTTAATTTACCATCACTCCAACCACCAGC